ATCTCTTATGACAACGCACAAGAAGCATGGACTTCGCGTTACACACACGAAACTATTGCTCTTGGATTCTCTATCACTGAAGAAGCGGTAGAAGATAACTTGTATGACTCATTGTCATCTCGTTACACCAAGGCTCTAGCTCGTGCGATGGCTTACACGAAGCAAACTAAGGCTGCTGCCGTACTGAACAACGGCTTCGACTCTAGCTACACTGGTGGCGACGGTGTTGAGTTGTTCTCAGACGCACACCCACTTGTTTCTGGTGGCACTAACTCTAACGAGCCTTCAACTGCGGCTGACCTTAACGAAACTTCTTTGGAAGCGGCTGTTATTCAGATTGCAGGTTGGACTGACGAGCGTGGTCTGTTGATTGCAGCTAAGCCACGTAAGCTCATCATTCCACCAGCGTTGCAGTTCGTAGCAACTCGTTTGTTAGAAACTGAAGGCCGTGTTGGCACTGCTGACAACGACCTCAACGCAATCATGAACAACGGTGTTGTTCCTGAAGGCTACACAGTCAACAACTTCTTGACTGATGATGACGCATGGTTCTTGACTACTGACGTACCTAACGGTCTCAAGCACTTCACTCGTGCTGCGATGACTACAGGCATGGACGGCGATTTCGATACTGGTAACGTACGTTACAAGGCTCGTGAGCGTTACAGCTTCGGCTGGTCAGATCCACTGGGAATCTTCGGATCTCCGGGTGCTGCATAAGTAGCTTAAAAGCTACTGCTAGAGGGGACCTTCGGGTCCCCTTTTTATTTGACTCAAATCTTTACCTGTGCTTTAGTAAGCATAACTAGGAAAAGGGTGCGTCGGACTGACCTAGCAGACGACATGCAGACAGGCGCACTAAACTCGCATGTGAGGACATCGCAATGGCATCGACTACTTTCTCAGGTCCAGTCACTTCTACGGCTGGCTTTATCTCAGGTTCTGGTTCACTCGTAACTGTGGATGCAGACGTTACTTTGACCGCCGCTTCGCACGCAGGCCGTACAATGCGTTTAGACGTAGCTTCTGGAGCAACTGTTACACTCCCTGCCGCTACTGGCACAGGTAATATTTATAAGTTTTTTGTAAAAACTACAATTACTTCAAACGATTACATCATTCAGGTTGCTAGCGCAGATGACACAATGGCTGGTGTTGCTATGGTGGCTAACGATGGCGGCGCGACCGCATCTATCTTTGAAACAGTAGCGGCGTCGGACACAATCACATTAGACGGTTCTACGACTGGCGGTATTTTAGGCGGTCAAATTGAACTTCAAGATGTTGCGTCAGGTGTTTTCTCAGTAGTTATTCGTCAAGCGGCGACAGGCTCAGAAGCAACTCCATTCTCTGCGGCAGTATCGTAAGAGGTAAGTCATGGGCAAACTAAACACGAAGCCTAAAGCTAAAGCCTCCGCTAAGAAGGTCGCCCCTAAAAAGGCGACTTCTGACAAGCCAGAAGCTAAGAAGGATGACTGATAATGGGTATGCAATCTGATGGTAAGGCTACTACCGTAACCGAATCTGGTGCGGTGTTTGGTGGTCCTGCTCGGATTATGGGTATCTACTATGTTGCTAGCGGTACCGCTGGCAGCGTAGTTATTAAGGACGGTGGTGCTTCTGGTACAACTCTCCTTACTATTGCTACCCCAGCGTCTGCTACAGCTACTAACTTTGTAGATTTGTCAGCCGCACCAATCCGTTGCGAGACCAGCGCTTACGCTACTATTTCCAACGTTACATCTACTATGGTGCTTTACGCATAAGGAGCTTGTATGCGTGCTTATTACAAAAAAGGTGGTAAGACAGCAGCTTGGCAGCGTAAAGAAGGTAAGAGTGAGTCGGGCGGTCTAAACGCTAAAGGCGTTGCTAGCTACCGTAAAGAGAATCCCGGTAGTAAGTTAAAGACCGCTGTGACTACAAAACCAAGCAAGTTAAAGAAAGGATCAAAGGCGGCTAAACGCCGTAAGTCTTTCTGCGCTCGTATGGAAGGCATGAAGAAACGTAACACCAGTGCAAAGACAGCACGTGATCCTAATAGCCGTATCAACAAAAGTTTACGTAAGTGGAATTGTTGATGGACAGTAAGATACAGAAACTTCATGAAGTTACACTGTCAATGGAAGACAGAGAGCTACAGGCAAAGGATGTATTACTGTTGTTAGCAGAACATGAAAACGAGTGTAATGTTCGTTATGAACGTATTGAAGAAAAGCTGTCTGACCAGAAGGCTTTTCTTGAGAAATTGGATCTACGTATGTGGGGGCTCGCCGTACTTATCGTAGGCGTTGCCGTAGCAGAGAGGTTTGTGTAATGCCAATTTTTGGAAAAGACAAAGACGAGCCAATGACTAAGGCGGAACTTAAAGCACGTGATGCTGAGATTGAAAAGATCGACGCTGATATGCCTAAGAAAAATCGCATGCAGCAGGCTGGCGCTCGGACACGTAAGGCTATGTTGGAGTCTAAGAAAAAACGTCGCGCAGATTATGAGAAAAAGACCCAGCAAGAGATGGGGTCTTTTAAGAAAGGTGGCAAAGTTCGTAATATTGATGGTATCGCCCAGCGCGGTAAAACACGTGGGAGAATATGTTAATGGCCAGTAAGCTATTAAAAGCGGTTAGCCCATTGGCCGCAGCAAGCGATGGCGGGATTAAAGGTGTTATGCGTACTTTTTCACCAGCGTATAACCTCGCCAAAAAAGACGATAAAGAGAATGACTCTTTACTTCGTAAAGGTATGAAGCGAGGGGCTGTTGGTACAGCCGCTGGAATGAAAAAAGGTGGCAAAGTTAAAAAGAACCGTGGCGATGGCATCGCTCAACGTGGTAAGACAAAAGGACGTATGATATGAAAACGTGTGCAGATTGTAATTCACCAACTAAGTGTAAAGCTGCTAAGAAGTGCCTTGGGCCTAAGAAAGTAGTTAAGAAGAAAATGGGCGGTAAGTTCCCTGATCTAAACAAAGACGGCAAAGTTACTAAAGCCGACATCCTTAAAGGCCGTGGCGTTACAACAGCTAAGATGGGCGGCAAGATGAAAGCCTACAAACTTGGCGGGAAGATCGACGGTTGCGCTATGCGCGGCAAAACTCGTGGACGCACTGTCTAATGCGTAGCTACTACAAGAAGGGTGGATCAGTTAAAGATGCGTGTTACCACAAGGTAAAGGCGCAGTATAAGGTCTTCCCTTCGGCTTACGCTTCAGGCGCTATCGCCAAGTGTCGTAAGAAAAAGGCTGGTAAAAAGTAGTGGCCGTTCGTAAGACTAAAAAGGGCGCAGCGTTAAAACGCTGGTTCAAGGAAGAGTGGAAAGATGTACGAACAGGTAAAGCGTGTGGTCGTAGCGAAGGTGAAAAGCGTGGTACGCCGTATTGCAGACCTTCTAAACGAGTATCGAGTAAAACTCCAAAAACGTCAGGAGAAATGACGGCGGCGGAGAAGAAAAAGCGCGTAGCCCAGAAGAAGCGGCTAGGGCAGCCAGCAGGAAAGCCACGTAGAGTGGCCCCGCTTAAAAGGAAGAAGAAGTAATGGCAACGTCAGGAACAGCAACATTTGACTTAGACCTGAACAACCTCGTTGAAGAAGCGTTTGAGCGTTGTGGCGTTGAACTTCGTACAGGCTATGACATGCGTACAGCCCGCCGTAGTCTTAACCTCCTGACAATTGAGTGGGCTAACCGTGGCATTAACCTGTGGACGATTGAAGAAGGTTCAATCGCTTTAACTGAAGGCACTAGCACTTACAATCTACCTGCTGACACTATTGACCTACTAGATCATGTGGTACGTACAGGAACTGGTACAAGTCAGTCTGATTTGAACATGACACGTATTAGCGTATCTACATACGCAAGTATCCCTAACAAAAACGTTGAAGGGCGTCCGATTCAGGTTTGGATCGACCGTCAGACTGATATTCCACAGATTAATGTATGGCCTGTACCAAACAACGACACGTACACATTTACGTACTGGCGTATGCGCCGCATCCAAGATGCAGGTAACGGCGTGAATAACCAAGACATTCCATTCCGTATGCTTCCATGTTTGGTTGCTGGCTTGGCGTATTACTTGTCTCTGAAGATCCCAGAGGCTATGAACCGTATTGAAATGCTGAAAATGTCTTACGAAGAGCAGTGGAACTTAGCTTCAGCGGAGGATAGAGAGAAAGCCTCATTGAGGTTAGCTCCACGTGAGTTCTTCTACTAAGGAGCAGATATGGCATTTGCTGCCGGTAAAAAAGCATTAGCAGTATGTGACCGTTGCGGGTTTCAGTATAAGTTGAAAGAGCTGAAGCCACTGACGATCAAGACAAAACAGGTAAATATACTGGTCTGCCCTACGTGTTGGGAGCCAGATCAGCCGCAGTTGCAGTTGGGTATGTATGTTATTGAAGACCCACAAGCACTACGGAACCCTAGACCCGACAGTAGCTATGCTGAGTCTAGGGCTATACAATGGGGCTGGAACCCTGTTGGGCTATCAAACCCCTATAATATCAGTGGGTTACCGAATACACTTGTAGCTACTGGTGAGGTAGGTACAGTAACAGTGACGATTTCGTAGGAGAGATTGTGAACTACACTACGCTGTTTGAGACAATTAAGGGCTACGTCGAGAACGACTTCCCGAATACTACGTGGACTGACACTACTAATAATAGTGGAGATTTCACTGGTAAAGAGCAGGTTGATACTTTTATTAAACAGGCCGAGCAGCGTATTTATAACGGAGTACAGGTACTTGACCTTCGTAAGAATGTTACTGGCGCGGTTACTACTAACAATAAGTATGTCACTCTCCCTACTGATTGGCTGGCAACTTATTCGCTGGCTGTCGTAGACGGGGACGGAGCTTATAGCTATTTACTTAATAAGGATGTGAATTACATCCGTGAAGCGTTCCCTACACCTACAGACACAGGCTTACCCACTCACTACGGTACGTTCGATAAGAATTCACTGATTGTTGGCCCTACGCCAGATAGTACGTATACCGTGGAACTACACTATTTTTACTACCCAGAGACTATTGTTAC